CCGCTGTTTTTGTGCGGTTTTTACTCGTGGAAGGTATATCCCCACCCATTGGGTTATCTCGGTGATATTGTAAGACATCCATCCAGTCACCTGCGCTTGCTGGGTTGCTTACATTATCAGGTGCATTTGCCATTGCCTCGTTATGGCTTGCATTCAATCGTGCTCTTTCTGCCATTTCTGCATTCAATTGATTTAATCTAGCCTCATTCAACTGAGCCTCAGTCATGTTAGAGCGAATATCAAACCGTGCTTGGTCAGCAAGCACGTTTTCTATCTTCTTCTTACCAGCACCTGCGGGTATCTCAGGTCTTTCTTCACCCTCTGTTGCTCCGACATCCTCAGGGTTTCTAACACCAGCAATCTGCGCTGCAAAGCCCATAGGGTCTGCTTCTCGATTCATGTCTAGTGGATTTCCTCTCGCATCAAACCCTGTTCCTCGATTTAACAACTCCTTTATGGATTGTTTATTGGGGTCAGCACCCCCTGTTCTTAATGTGCCTTCATTTATCATTTGTAATATATTCTCAGGTGTTTGACCCCTGCTTTCCATATCCTTTATTCTCTCTCTTTCAAAGAAAGCCTCGTCTTGCACTCTCCTATCAGGGTTATCTCTCATATACTGTCTAAACTCTTCCATTTTTTCAGGTGTCTCTATGAGTTCACCACCCCAAGTAGTAGCCAATCTTTGTGGTTGGAACTTGCCTTCAGGAGTCAAACCTGTAGGGTAGGGGTTAGCAGATGGGTCTGATGTAACACTTTCAGGAAGATGAGGAAGAATTGCCTGTATAGACTCTTCACTTATGGGGAGATTGTTAGTTTGTAGTAATTTAACGGCTCTCATGATTTTTGCCATTTGAGGGTTTTGAGCGGGTTTTACCGGAGGTAGAATAGGATTACTAGCAAGGCTAGGTGCTGGTGCTGGTGCTGGTGCTACTGGCTTCTTCCCAATAGTAAGGCCATATTTGGTGGGATTTATCGTCATATCTTGCGCTAATAGTTTTCTTGTTTCTTCTAATTGCTCATCAGGTATATTCATTCCTGATGCCTTTGCTTGCCTAAGTACGTGTGCTGCTCTCTTACCAACAGAGCCTTCAAAACCGTCATCATGAGTAACGAATGTCTTTCCTCTCTTCTTAGCGGCCTTATTTGGGTCACGAAAATCAGATGCCTTCGCACCCTCTATAACGCTCAAACCAAAATTATGAGGCATGTTCAACATATCGTTCATAAGCACCTTTCTTGCTTCCTCACGTTGCTTGCTGGTAATGCTGAATGTTTCCCCTCTTGCTTCGGCTGCGGCTTTTGCCGCCGCTATCCTTCTACCAATCTCTTGACTAGCATGTTTACCTATGCTACCTT